TTTAAAGATGCACTTAAACAACACAGAAAAGTCTCTTGATAAAATACACAAAGTAGTAAATCCATTAATAAAAAGTAAGGAAAATCAACTTGGATTCTTTAAGGATTTTGAAGAGATAGAAAATAAGATTAGCGAGATATTGAAAGGTGAAAATTAATTTAACATTTTAAACAACATTTTATGAACAATTTATTTGAAGTAAAAGTAAAATACGACAAGATTGACGAGCAGTCAGGAAAAGACAAAAAAGTAACAGAAAAGTATTTGGTTGATGCTTTATCATTCACTGAAGCAGAAGCAAAGATTTACAAAGAAATGGAATCAATGATTAGAGGTGAATTTATCATCACATCTATTTCTAGGGCTAATTACACTGATGTATTTCAAACAGCCGGAGATTTATGGTACAAAGCAAAGGTTTCGTACGCTTCTATTGATGAAAGGTCAGGGAAAGAAAAGAAGATTTCAAATAGTATTCTTTGCATGGGATATAGTGTAGATAATGCTTATTCTAATATTAATGAATCAATGGGAGTCATGACTGTTGATTTTACTATTGATGGTATTTCCGACAGTAAGATTATGGATTTCTTTAAATACGAATAATAAAAAATGGTTATAAGGGAGGATATTTTTCTCCCTTTTATGGAAAGATAAAAATAGTATTACTTGGATATTAAAAATAAAATGTATAATTTTGAACACATGAAAGAAGGACTAAAGAAAATAATGCATCAGAAAGCACTTCGGTTAATAAATACCGGGCTTATCACAAAAGTTGAACTATCTCAAAAGCTGGATGTAGCCAGGGGAACATTAGACTCAAGGCTAAAAAATGCTAATTGGAAAATAGGAGAGCTTTATATTTTAAAGTCTTTATAAGGCTTTTTTTGTCTAGTAGCTTGTATAAATTTGAACAAAACTAAATATCATGGAGTTAATAAAAGACATAAAAAAGGATTCATCGAATAAATCAGAAATCGAACTTGTTGAAAGGCAAAAACAGGAATACAAACTAATTGGATCTTTTATTAGGACAAAATGCCTTAAATTGTATTCATTCAACCCGAAAGACGAATCACTATTTGAAGTAGACATAAAAAAAAGGCGAAACTATACATGTTGAAATTGAAAATAATAAATTCAAGCTGATTGGCAAGGAACTTAAAAAAAACTACTGTTGATACTAGATTTATCTATTTTGAAGCCTTAAGATATGCAAGTGCTAAGGAAAGAGTTAAAAAGTTTAGAAATAATCTAAACGCAATGTGTAATCTTAGGGAGTGGACAGGTATTAATTCAATTAAAATATTTTAAACATGAAAACAAAATAATAATGGAGGGGTGGATATCATTACATAGAAAATTTATGAGTTGGGAGTGGTATGATGATTTGAATACAAAATGTTTATTCATCCATTGCTTGCTAAAAGCTAACCACAAGGGAAAGAAATGGAGGGGCGAAACCATAAACAAAGGATCATTTATAACAAGTAGATCTAATCTTTCAATAGAGACTAATCTGAGTGAGCAGCAGGTTAGAACAGCATTGAAAAAGCTTGAATCAACCAACGAAATAACCATCGAATCAACCAAGTTAAACACCTTAATATCAATAGTTAACTGGGATAAATACCAAGGCGATAACCAGCCAACTAACCAAGCAGTAACCAACTATCAACCAAGTAGCAACCAAGCAGTAACCACAACTAATAATGATAATAAAGAGAATAATGAAAACAATGTAAATAATAAAGAGGTAGGTAAACCTCCTCTCCCTAAAAAAACAATTTTTGAAATTCAGGAAAAAAAGAAAGAAGAGTTTTTGAAGTGGCTTAAAGATGTTCTCCCGCAAACAAATTACTCAGATCAGAAAGACGAGCTTAATAAATTCTTTGCATACTGGGTTGAGGCTGGACCTAGATCTAAAATACTAAGATGGGAGAAAGAAAAAGCTTTTGATATAATTAGAAGATTGAATACATGGTTTAATAACAAAGAGAAATTTAGTCCAGAAAGAAAAGTAAAAGTTAAACCTCCTAAAACAATTTCAACAGAATGGAGCAAATAAATATAAATTTCGGATCAAACAATGAAAAAAATAAAGTTTCGAAGGTTTTAGACACAATGGATGAGTATGAATTTAATAAAAATACGCATGTTTTAGATAGTATTGCTCGTTCAATGGTAAAAGGATACCAATGGAATAAAACAATAGGTGAAATAGCGTCTAATTTGATTTTTTATTTTAATGGAGTAGCCCATAAGTATGATTTGAATAAATCAATTGCTTTGTGCGGGACATATGGCGTTGGTAAATCTATACTAATGCGAATATTTCAGGAATACATGAGAAAAAAAGTAAATGGATACGGTCACCCAAATATATATCGAATTATATCTATTGAAGATGTTATAAAATACATGTCCGAACCAAACGCAATTGATTCTGAAATTTTATATAATTATCACATTAAACTTGATAGGCCAGTAAGAAGACCAGCCAATTTAATGATAAATGAGTTTGGATATAACTACAATGGTAAAAGTTTTGGTACTGAATATCGTGAACTAATTGAAATGTTTATAATGAAAAGATATGATATATTTCAGGAGTATGGTAAGCTTACACACGTGACAATGAATCTAGGGCCTAAAGAACTTGAAGATACTTTTGAAGAAAAGATTGTGGATAGATTGAAGGAAATGTTTAATATAATTCCATTTGATGGAGAATCTTACAGAAAATAAAAAATGGAGAAAACAATAGAAGAACAAGCCTGTGAAAAATTCTTTTCAGACTATAAAAAGTATTGGAAGATGCAAACAAGGCCTAAATATCTCTCTGATATAATGATGGCCGCAATTCAATGGAAATCGAAAAACTTGAAACTACAACTAGCATCTACAGAAGCTGGAGATCAGTGGAGAGCTTATCCATTACTTCATGTGTGCAAAACACTAATTTATTCAGGTGAATTCGATATAATGGAAATAATGGAAGGAGAGATAGAGACTTATCAGATTAGTGAAAGTAATATACCAGGAATTCAACCTGGATTCGAAAGCGATAAACAATTTTAAAATTAGGAAATAATATGAAAGAAATTAAAATACTTTACTATCACTAATGATTAAATATGCATATGCTCGTAAGTCAGGTGTGTGTATTGGAACAGGTGATTGTTCTTATTGTGATAGCATATCCATAATTAGATGTCACAAGGAAACTATATTGGATTGTAAGAAAACAATAGCCTTAGAACGAATCAAAATACTACATATTAAAAAATGTAAATCATGAGCGATTGGGCATATAGAAACTGTGAATGCGGCAAAAGAGTACATATAAATTTTAAATGTGAATGCGGTTGTGATCCTTGGAATTTATAAAAATCATTTATTTCAGAAAGCTGCAAAGGCGTCAAATGTGCTATTTGCGGTGATGATGCGACAAATAAAGTTGGAGAAGAAATTGCATCTTACGATACTCATCCCAATAGGCATAACTTAACAGCATATGTATGCAAGAGGCATTATAGAATGATTTTTTATTGATCCGGTATTAAATCGTAATGATATTTCATAATCACAATAAAGAAATTAAAATAGGAGGAAATAGGATGAAAGAAGAATTAATAACATTTAAGACAGCTATATTAGCTAAAGAAAAAGGATTTGAATTTGATGCAGAAGCATATTACAATCAATTGTATTACATTACTGTGGATTGTTGTGAATTTGGTCTTGGTGGTCTTATTACTGGCAATAAGTCAGATGAATATTGTACAAGCGAAGTAGCTTCAGCACCAACACAATCATTATTGCAAAAATGGCTATTGGAAAAACATAATACATTGGTATATGTAACTACTGACTGGGTTTCATTTCAGTGCTGGATAAGTACTCCAGATACCGGAATATGTGAGGTAATAAATACAAAGCGAAATTTTGAGTATTTTGGTTGGTATGGAGATGCATTTGAAGCAGGATTAAAAGAAGCGTTGAAATTAATAAGATAAGATATGAAATACGAAAAATTATTACTTTATAGTGGGTTTACATTAGGCCGTGATGCAAATGAAGGGACTTTTATATTTCCGAATATAGAAAGATTTATAGAATTAGTGAATGATAATATAGAATCAACTGTCGTTACAATATTAGACTATGAAGAAAAAATAATATCAATTGATGATGTTATTGTAAAAGATAACTATTACATATCAGCTACATTTAATTTTAATGATTTTGGATTAATTGTAAAAATAGAGGATTATATTCACTGTGACGATCTTGACAATTACAATAGAATATACTTTGACAACCTATTAATGCCAATAGATTATATAGATTACTATGAATTGAAAGGAAATTTGCTAAAAGAATACATAAACAAAAACGTTAAATATAAAAAAAAGAAATTAACTGATGAAAAATTAATTAAATGCATATCAGAATACAAGTACGTTTAATGTGATAAAAATAAGATATGAAAGAAATAGAACAAAAACAATGCTCATGTTGCAAAAATACATTCCCTAAAACAGATGAGTTTTTCTATGTGTCAAAAAGGAAAACTAAGAAAGGATTTATATTTGTTTATACTTCAAATTGCAGGTATTGTTACAGAGATAAGAAAACACAAAAAGACCTGGAAAATGGAATAAAAGAAGCTAAAATAAAGCGACATTACGAAACGGGTAGAGCCACATTAAGGGATTTGACATTGTGGTACGATTCTATAGAGAAAAGAGGTAAAAGAGATATGAAAATAATAATTGAAAATAAAATAGCATTTTTTGAGAAGAAGAGGATTGAGAATAGAGTGGTAATTTAAATTCATTCTAAAGTAATTAAAACTTAAATTTGAAAAAACTAAAAATTAAACGATATGAAAACAGATTACTTAGCAAAAGCTTTAGCTAGTGAGATACTGGAACGTAATTATTTAAATGTTGATGATATACCTAATATAATAAATTTTAGAATTAGAGATATTTTGTATTTATTATCAGAAGAAAATAGTAATAAAGCAAAAAATGAATATTTTGAATTGAGAAAGGATTATTATAAGCATCTTGGGAAAAGTAGTCAAATAAAATATGGATTTAAAATGCAAAAAGCAAAAGAAAAAGTTAAGATACATAATTTAATTTCAGATCAAATAAGAAAAGATAACGAATACTTTAAATTAAAAAGATATCTAAGGAATAACGATATGGGGCATATTTTAGATAACTTTTTTGATAGCTTATAGTATTATTACTTGCTTTTAAAAATTATATAACATTAATAAATTAAAATAGTTAATTTATCTTCTAAATTCATTCTAAGGTAATAAATTATTAAATTTGAATTTTAACGATAAATTGTAAGGGTATGTGCTGCCTACCAAATTTGCACAATAGATAAAACGAGTGATAAAATTTAAATAACCGAGCGATGGCATTAGAATTTGCAAAAGATGATTTAGAATACATCAAAGAAACATTAGAGTGGCTTAGTGAGCATACAGTTCTTATTGAAGATAACAGGACTAATTGCGAAACTGAACATAGTAGAATCCAAAACAGCTTAATAGCAATAGAGCGTGGGCTGGCTCAATGTTCGGACGAGAACGCAGCATTACCTTTACAAAGTGTTAGCACACGTTATTTTGTGGTGGGCTATATTGGGACAATGCACACAGGACAATTAACAGGAAGTGTTAATATGTGGAGCGAAAGTGGATATTTAACACGTGCGAGAGCCACGCAGGTAATAGAAGAGTATAACGAAGGAATAAATAATGTCGTAATTACAAATGTTACTGAACTTAACAAAGAAGATTTTGAAGCGTGGCGGGCTAATGTGCGCTAATGTGCGGTTGTATGAATTGTTTTTATTTACGGATTAAACGCAGAAATAATGAAAGATAAAATCGAAAGAATATTTAAAATTTACAAAGTTAGCAATATTGCGCATTTCGATGGGGAAGAAGTTAACGAGCTATTAAATGAGATAAAGGCTGAATTACTGACCGAGGTAGTAAATAAAAATGATTTATTACAGCGTGTTAGCAACCGAAGGAAACTGTTAAACGCATTTGCAGAAAGAATAACAGATGATGATATAGATGAATTACTTACACAGCCAGAAAGAGTTATTGATAGATATTTAGGCGTTTTATAGTTGCTAACAAAAGTGCATGGCGCGTTTTAATGCGCTATTGCATACAGTTAGAAATTAACTATCTTTGTAGTCCGGTCAATTAATCATTTATAAATAGTGTTTGATTTTCGTTTCTACAATAAGACCGGCCGCACTAGGTGAAAACGTTCGCCGATTCCTAGTTAGATTTTTAGGTTTAGGGTGATTAAAAATTACGCCGTCGGTTCGATCCCGACACTAGGAACTTTCTTTTGTGTCTCATGGTAAGTTTTAGTTTAATCCATTTTGTTTAATTTTGGTTTTAGCGGCCACTCACACTGGCCGCTTTTTTTATGTGGAATAAATCTAAATAACACAAATGTGTAAAATAAATAGTAAAAAGTTTGCGAGAAATGCACAAGTGTGTTATATTTGCAGCATACAAAACAACAAAAACTTATAGAGATGAACAATATAGAAACAGTAATTTTAAGCAAAGAGAATACATACAGTGAAGAAGAAGGATTAAAAGCGATGGAAGCTATAATGAATGGAGCAACACTTGAGGATGCTAAATTTGAGGCTAAAACAGTTGCAGAAGAGGAAGCTGAGTCGGAGATGTGGGATGATATATTATTTGGAGAGGTTGAAGAAACAGAAGAAGATAAAGAGAACAAAGCAAGAAAACAAAAAATTATTGCAGCTTTGGAGTACGAAATATCCAAACTTAACAATGAGATAACAGATTTGAACAGTCGAGTATATAAAGCTAATAATGGCACTGTTTACGTTGGTATTTCAGAGCTTGACGGAGATAACTACAATATTGGAGCCATTAACGAGAAGAGAAGAGAAAATAAAATCAAAGGCGCTCAGGAAGGAATCGCACTTGCAAAAAAAGCACTTGATATTTTTAACAACTACGGAGAAGATGCGGCTACAATGGACGCACCAAACAGCCTTGATAGACGTGAAAAGTATTTTTTCGAAGCAGCAACAGAAACATTATTCGTAATAATTAGAGACTTAAATAAATAAAATGAACAACCTAATAAACTGGTCAGAGGTTAGCCGACTATTAACCTCTGACCGCACATCAATAAGATCACACTATTCCGGGAAGAAGTATAAAAAGAAGGTGGATAGATTGAAGAAGCTGGTTGATTTGTGGGTGAAGTGGCAAAGAATTTATTAAATGGAATTAATTCATTATATTTGTGCATTCTGATTCGCATAGGGTTTTTCATATCGTTTTGTTTTAGGTCACTCTCTCAGGGTGGCCTTTTTTTATTTATTTTTCGTATATTTACAGTTCAATTAAAGAGAGATGAGCGAACTAGATATTATAAGCAATTCAATAGCAATACAGGAGACAATAGGATTCAATACGTTGAAAAATACTAATCCTGTTGACCATCCTTCTTTGATTAGTTTTGCTAATATCGTTTTTAATTATATGAAGATGAGAGAAAAAGAAACAGGTTAATGTTTAATAAATGGCTATACATACAAGACTACAGAGATGAATGCGACGGATCGAAGTATATTAGGATTTGGTTCATGTGTATGTATTTCTGTTTTAAGTATAGGGATGCAGTATATTAATTTAAAACATAGATGATGGAAGAAAAAGAAGTAATATTTACAAATGAAATAACCTTTAATAAATTAAGATTTACCAAGCTTTATCAAATTAGATTGATAAATGATAATGTTGTTGTATTTGACAATGAAAAAGGCTACTTTCATGATTTGATGAATGAATATTTCAATAGTTATGAAGAGGCAGAGCATAGACTGATTTGTTCATGTCATATGTTTAAAGGCCCAGCAGAATTAACAATTGAAACCATTTACAAGAAACTATAACAACAATAAACCGCCGATATGCCAGCACCGAAGGGAAATAATTTTTACTTAAAAAGAACAAAGTTCAAAGAGAAGCTTTTTGAAACTCCTGAAATTCTTTTTGAAGCTGCATGTGAATATTTTAAACATTGTGATGATAATCCATGGATAAAAAACGAGCCTGTTAAATCTGGTGATATGGCGGGACAATGCATGCAAGTAGAAACATCAAGACCTTACACATTATCAGGACTTTGTATATTTCTTGGATGCTCTCAGGATACATTAAGTAATTACGGAGGAGCAAAAGGATACGAAGAATATTTCGGGGTCGTTAAGGAAATAAAAGAAATTGTTTATACGCAAAAGTTTGAAGGTGCGTCTGTTGGAGTGTTCAATGCTAACATTATTGCAAGGGATTTAGGTCTTAGTGATAATGTAAAACAAACTGGATCTGTAGTTAGTTATAATGCGGAAGTAAGTAAAGAAGAGGCTAAAAATATAAGTGATGCTTTAGAGAATGAGTATTAAAATAAATATTGGGATTATATCGGAGTAGCTACCGATAGACAGCGGTAAGCGATTGGCCGTTTCCCTTTCTTTCAATCGCACTACTAAAACAATCGCAAAATGAAAAAATGTAAAACATGCAACAAAAGTAAGCCAATAGAGTCCTTTTCATTTAGAAGAGATAGTAATTCGTATAGAAATAACTGCAAGGAATGTAGAAATGATATAGAAAAAGACAGGCATAAGACTAAAAATGGTCTTATAAACACCATCTATAATAATCAGAAAAGAGCATGTAAAAAAAGAGGTCACGAAAAGCCTTTCTATACAAAAAATGAGCTTAAAGATTGGATAATTAACCACAAAGATTTTGATTCATTATATAACAACTGGGTTGATTCAAACTACAATAAAAAAATGACTCCAAGTGTTGATAGATTAGATGATTCAAAAACATATTCTTTTTGCAATATTCGTTTGATTACATGGAATGAGAATGACAGCAAATCAAGGAATATGCAATTAAATGGGACTTTAAAAACAACACATAAAGCAGTTGCACAATATGATTTAGAGATGAATTATATAAACGAATATAATTCTCAAAAAGAAGCAGAAAGAAAAACTGGTATTCATCATTCATGCATATCAGACGTCTGTAGAGGCAAATATAAACAATCTGGTGGATATATATGGAAATATAAATTATGACTGAGGATTATATAAAAAAACTAAAAGTAGCTAAAATAAAATGTCATAAATCACTATTATTTCATACAAGATATTTTTTCAAAAAGCAATATAATAGAAAGTTTATAATTGGGCAGCACCATATAAAAATATCTAATGCTCTAGAAAAAGTTATGCGTGGAGAATGTAGGCGTTTAATGATAAATATTGCTCCGCGTTACGGCAAAACTGAATTAGCAGTAAAAAATTTCATATCGCATTGCATATCAATAAACCCATCATCTAAATTCATACATTTATCATATTCAGATGACTTAGCGCTTGATAATTCAGAAGCTATTAAAGATTTAATACTAAGTGATAGCTATAATGAGATGTTCCCTGGAATACAAATAAAAAAAGATTCTAAATCCAAAAAGAAATGGTATACTGATTCAGGCGGAGGCGTGTATGCTGTTTCATCTGGGGGGGCTGTAACTGGATTTGGAGCTGGAGCTGTTGATGATGAAGAAGAAAAAGAAGAAATAAATAATTTTATATCAGGTATTAGTGAAAAAGAAGGTTTTGGTGGTGCCATTATAATTGATGATCCAATAAAACCAGATGATGCAACTTCTGATACCAAAAGAGAGTTAGTCAATAATAAGTATGATTCAACTATAAAGAACCGTGTAAATAGTCGGAATACGCCTATTATAATCATCATGCAGCGGGTTCATGAACAGGACCTATGTGGTTATCTATTAGAAAACGATACGGAGGAATGGGAGGTGTTAAGTTTTCCTTGTTTATACGAAGAAGATGGAGAAGAGAAAGCACTATGGCCTTTCAAGCATACAGTAGAGGAACTGAAGAAGCTAAAAAAGGCTAATGAAAAGGTTTATGACACCCAATACCAGCAAGACCCAACAACGAAAGAAGGGTTGATGTTTCCTAAAGGTGATTTATTACGCTTTAAAGAACTAAACAAACAAATAGAAGATTGCCCTGTATTCGCGTATATAGATACGGCAGATAGCGGTGACGATAGCTTGTCAATGCCAGTGGTTAAGGTGATAAATAAGAAATCGTATTTAATA